GTTTCCCAAGGCGCCGCCTACGGCCGGCCCGAGCCCGCCGTGCTAACGTGGCTCGCCGCCGCCCCGAACATCTCGCAAGGCGGGCAAAACTACACGTTCAGCGACGAACAGCGCAAGGCGTATCGAGCGCGAGCGGCCGCCATCTTTGAAGAACTCGGATACCTCGCCGCGCCGTCGTCTAAATACGGATATAAAGGCAACAGTCTATGATTATTCCGAACGGACGTTTGGCCGTGAAACGAAAGACGGCATCGGGCATCGACCCCGAGACGGGACACCCCGTACGGTCGTCGGGCGAATACGGCGGTGCAATCCCGTGCCAATACACCGCGGTACACTACAATGCCCTCGGGACGACGCACGGCGAACACTTCACCCCCTCGGCCTACACGGTGCTCATCGACGAGCAGCCCTTTGACGGGGAGCAAGTCCGACTGACAGACCGCAACGGCCGACGCGTCGGGGATTTCTCCGTTCAACGCATCGAACCGCTCGAAGCCGTTTGCCAAATCCGCCTTTGGATCTAAACCAACACGAAGAAATGCCGGTAGTAGACCGAACAGACTACAATGCCGTCGAGCGTTACTTCGAATCGTTCCGACAGAAGTACGAGCAGGCGTTCATTCGCACGCTCAAATACGTAGCACTTCGCGTCGTGACAACCGCTCGACGAAAGGGAAGCTATCTTGACCAAACGGGAAATCTCCGCAGCTCTGTCGGGGCGGTGATCGTGATCGACGGAAAGATTCTCTGGAGTACGAACTTTGAGCCCGCGAAATCGAAAAGCCGAAGCAGCCCGAAAGGCACATCCCAGACGACCGCAACGAAAAATGGCGGCTACGACGGCCGACGCTTTGCTTCGGAACTCGCGAAGAAATACAGCAGCGGCGTTGCGCTTATCGTCGTCGCAGGTATGGACTACGCCGTACACGTTTCCAACCGCGGACGCGACGTGCTCGACAGTGCTACTCTTGAAGCAGCGGAACTCGTCCCGAAGATGCTCGCTAAACTATCATCGAACAAAAGAACCTAACCATGGCGAAGACCTCCCGACAAGTACAAGGGGACGTTTACCGCAAACTTCGCAAAAGCCCGATCGCCGAAGTGATCACCGGCGGCGTGTATCGCGAAGGACAACGCCCGAGAGACAGCCCCAAAGAAGACGCCGTGGTGATCTTCACCGCGGGTGTTACGGGGGATATCCAAAGCGGGGTCGTAACGATAAACATCTTCGTCCCCGATATTGACCCGTACGACAACGGCGTGCTGACCGAAGACAGCGCCCGAACGGAAGAGATCGAACGCGCCGCACAACGATGGGTGGATTCACTCTCAACGCGCGACTCGAACTACCGATTCCGACTACAACAGACGATCGCCACCGACGAAGCACCCGAGCTACACGAACATTTCATCGTCGTAAGGCTCGAATACGACTTCTTCGGAGACGATGACACAGACTAAAAACACACATTAACCACACAAAAACACAGAACTATGGCAGAACTCAGCTGGAGATTCGGAAGCCTCCAAACAAAAGTCTCTGAAGGCGGCAAGCCGAAGACCGGAGTAGCATGGGATAGCATCCCCACACCGAAGGACAAGACCCTCAAAACGTCTTCTCAAGCCGGTGCAAGAACCGAAGCACGTAACGAGAAAGGCGAACTCGTCGACGCTAAACAAATGCCCGCGTCTGAAAAAATCGAGTTCCAACTCTTTGTCGCGAAGGGCGAAAAGATTCCGTTTAAGGATAAAAGGGGCATTGTTGGAGGAGAGCATGCACTTCGATTCATACCCGACGACCCGACATGCATGGGATGGCAGGCAGATCGCGTCGGAGTAACGGTGCTGAAGTCCTCCGATATGGAAACAGGTATCTTGTTTCACTACGAAGGAACTGTTTACACAGACGCAAAAGGCGATGGCATTGTGTATGATGTGATCAAAGACGCAGGAAGTGCAGAAGCCTCGAGTCCTGGTTCCTCGGTAGGCTAACCACGAGAAATGCACAGGCGCACAAGGAAAGGCACTCGTAGACGTGGGGGTTACGAGTGCGAGCGGTTCGATTCCGCTCTGCGCCCCTAACAAATGTAAAACACTAATGACCAAAACACAAGAACAACGGGTGGCAGATGCCGTGATGCAAGCCCCCATCGAAATAAAAGTGGGTGCAACGACCTACGAAGTAGCACCTCCCACGCTTGCGACGCTGATTAGTGTCTCGGAGATCGTGTCGCACCTTCCCCGTCTCCCCGAGGTCGAAAACGGCGATCTCATCACAAGCGCACTCTCCTACGCGTCGGAGTGTGAAAGCCTCGGTCTTCTGGCAGCAACGTTGATTCTCGGCGCACGCGAAGCGAAAGCCCCCGCTGTGAGCGAGCGCCCGTCTTCGCTATTATCGCGCGTTCTGCGCCTTGTAAGACGGGAAAGAACGCCGAAGATCACCCGAGGCGAAGTGCTCGCCCGTGAGATACTCGAGACATTGAGCCCCGTGGAGCTGCAAGCGGTCGTCTCCGATGTGCTTAAACGGATGGAGATCTCTAGTTTTTTCGCGCTTACCACTTTCCTCAACGCCGTGAATCTTCTCAGACCGACGAAAGTGGAGAACGAAACGACAGCGTCTGGGCGATCATCGGAGGAGTAATCAAGGGGTTCAACTTCTCGCTCGATTACGTGCTCTACGAATTGAGCTACACCAACCTAATCATGCTCGGCGCCGCTCTCCCGTCGTACGACACAGACAAGGACGACGAAAGCAAGGAAGAGGTGATCGACGCGAGCGACCCCGCTAATCAAGAACGAGTCCGAGAGATTCTCGGCATAAAAGATTGAACCATGGATCAGGAAACGGGAAGACTTTCTTTCGCAGCGTTTTTCGACGATAGCGAACTCCGCGCGGGAGCGCAACGCGCCCAGGCGGAACTTCGCGGCATCGGAACGGCAGCCGAAGCCGAAGTGTTGAAGATGGACGGGCTTATGGGAAAACTCGCAGCGTCGGCCGCGGGTTTGTTTGCCGTCGACAAGATCAAAGACTTTGTCTCGCAGCTCGCCCTCGTTCGCGGCGAATATCAGCAGCTGGAAGTGGCGTTTGAAACGATGCTCGGCAGCAAGTCGAAGGCCGATGCGCTGATGGGGCAATTGATCGACACGGCCGCCACCACGCCCTTTGAGATGAGCGAGGTTGCCGAAGCGTCGAAGATGCTCCTCGCCTACGGAATGGAGGGCGACAAGGTGAACGAGACGCTAATCCGTCTCGGAGACATCGCTGCGGGCTTGTCTATGCCGCTAAAAGACCTCGCGTTTCTTTACGGCACGACCATGGTACAAGGCCGTCTCTACACGCAAGACCTCAATCAGTTCCTCGGCCGTGGTATCCCCCTCGCCGACGAGCTTGCCAAGCAATTCGGCAAGAACAAGAGCGAGGTGAAGAAGCTTGTCGAAGAGGGCAAGATCGGTTTCCCCGAAGTGCAGAAGGCTATCGAGGCGTTGACGGGCGAAGGTAGCAAGTTCGGCGGACTGATGGAGAAGCAGTCGAAGACGATTAAGGGACAGCTGTCTAACATCGAGGACGCGTGGGAGCAGATGATTAACGAGATCGGCAAGAGCCAGGAGGGGAATATCTCGGGCGTGCTCGACATCACCGGCAAGCTCATCGAGAACTGGCGGACGATCGGGAAGGTCGTGCTTTCCGTGGTCGCTATTTACGGGGCGTATAAGGCGGCGACGATGGTAGCGGCTGTTGCCACGCGTATTGCCGCCGCCGCGTCTGAAAGTATGGCCTACCAGCAGAAGCTCGCCGCAATGCAGGGCATCGCATTGTCCGAAGCGCAGGCGGGAGTGGCCGCGGCGAGTTCGATGGCCACGGGAGCATTCAACGCGTTGAAGGTCGCGTTCGCCTCCAACCCCTTTGGACTCATCATTACGGCGATTACAACCGTGATCACGTTGTTTGTCGCCATTCGAAGCGAAATCGACGAAACGACTCAAATGTCGGAGAAGTTCGGCGAGAGCGCGGCGAAGTCTATCGAGCAGGTCGATATGCTCGGCACGGCACTAGCGGGTCTTGACGAAGGAACGGGCGTGTACAAGAAGACGATGGACGAACTCAACGCCATTCTCGAAGAGTACGGCATTACGCAGATCAAGGAAGGTGACAACATCGACACGATCAACGAGAAGCGCAAGCAGGCGATAGAGCTTATCAAGAGCGAGGGTGCGGAACGCCAACGGCTGAACGCGATACAGACGGCGAACGATGCGTTTGAGAAGAACACAGAAGACGCCACCAAAAAATTCGGGGAGAGTTTGTCGAAGGTTTCACGGGAAGCGGTAGTTGACGGCCACTTAGTGAAGCTCGCGATGAAGGAAATCAACAAGGACGGGAAAGACCTGGCTCCCATTATTGCAGAGATCGTCAAAGAGAATGGGCGTCTTACAGCCGAAAAGACCGGAGAAGAGCTGAAGAAGGGACGAGAACAACTCTACAATATCGTTATTCAGCACTTACAAAAGATGGGGTACTCTTCCGATGAACTCTCTGGGGGAAGAGCGTTTCAAACAGGAGGCTTTACGGGCGGAAACGCGCTGTATGATTTCATTGATGCGCTTCAAGAATCCGTCGTTGCGCGAGAGCGAGCAATAGACGTGGCAGAGAGGAATTCCAAAGTTCAAAAAGCCGAATCCGAAGCCATACTAACCTCCGCCGAGCGCATCAAAGCAGGAGAAAGGAAACTCCTCAGCGCGAGCAAGACTGCCGACGATCTTTACAACAACGTATCCAAAATCGTCAAAGACTTTGCCGGCGACCATACGTTCAACTTCCACATCAACTTCGACGCCGAGATTCCGCAGTGGATGCTCAATATGGATTTGGACGCTTTGAAACACAATGCAGCAGTCTTTGTAAGCAGAGCACAAGAAGCGCAGAGAAGTGGAAAAACGGAGTTCAAAGTAGACGGCAAAACCTTTAAGACGGGAGAAGGTCTACAACACGGCGTGGACTATACACGCGCCGCACAACAAGTCGAAGCCCGTCAAGAAGCCGCCCGAAAGAAGGCCGAGGAATCCCGAAAGCAAGCAGCCAAAAACGCAAAGGCAGAAGCCAAGCGACGAGCGAAAGCAGCAGCCGACGCACGAAAGAAAGCCGAAGATGAGCGCAAGCGCATTGCACTCGAAAAGCACGACCTCGAAAAGGACATCGAGAAGTACAAGGATTCGATCATCGAGAAGGAATACGAAAGCAGTCTCGAAATTCGCCAAAACAAAATCAACCTCCTCGAAGACGGATACGAGAAGGAGCGACAACAGATAGAACTCAACTACGAACGCTTGCTCTACGAGAACAAGAAGCGTTCGGACGCGATGGTCGAAGCCATCAAAGAGAACAAGATGCGCGAATGGAAAGTCGCGAACCCGAAGGCGACGAAAGAGCAAGAGAACGCATATCGCGACAAGCTCAAAGTGACGGAGAAAGACTTCGATCCGTCACAAAGAGCGATGCTAGCGCAATACAAGAGCGTAGCCGACGACACGCGCGTCAAAGCATCGGGCGATCTCTACAAGCGCGCCATTGCCGAGTTTCAGGACTACGACACACGGCGCTCCGAAATCGCGAAAGAGGGCGAACAGAAGCGCGCCTCAATCGAAGACTATTTCTCACAATACGCACGAGAACTGCAAGAAGAGATCGCCCAGGCGGGCAAAGACAAGAACGACGCCCTCGCGAAATTCGACTCCGAAGCACACACCGCGGCCGAGAAGCGCGAAAAGGAAGCGAGTCAAAAGCTCGCCGACATCGCCGGCACGAAGGAACGCGCCCTCGCCGAGTCGAAGCGCAAGCAGGAGAAGGACATCAAGGCCGTGAACGACGAGGAAATCGAGAGCACGAAGAAGACATCCGCACTCTTCGTGAACCTCTTCGGCGACGCTGCCGAGAAGAGCCGCAAGGAGCTGCACAAGGTGATCACCGAAACCGAATCACTCCTGGCCTATCTCCGCGAAACGTCCGATGAGAAGATCGTCCCGAGCTTCGGCTTTTCGGCACAAGAACTCCGCAACCTCAAACAAGCCCCCGAGAAGGTAAAGGAGATCACCGATCAACTCAAGCGATTAAAGGACGCGGTGAAGGCCGAAAACCCGTTTGCGGCACTGAGCGAAGCCATCAACGACGTGTTCCGAAAGGCCGAACAAGGCGAGAGCCTCCCCGCCCTCGAGGTGCGTCTGAAGAAGTTGGCATCGGCAGCCTCCGCAACGGCCGACGTGATCGCCCCTATTTCGGCGAAGCTCTCCGCAATGTTCGAAGCCGCGGGAAGTCAAAACCTGAGCGAGCAGGCCGACGCGCTGACCGAAACCATGACCACCGTGTCGAACATCGGGAAGGGCTTTGCACAGGGCGGCATTGTCGGTGGTATCGCGGCTGCGGCGGGCGAGGCTATCGGCTATGTCACGAAAGCCTTTCAGGCGGCCGCGGCACACAAGAAGGCGTTGCTCGAAATTCAGAAGCAAATCAACGAGCAGCAACTGCAATACAACGAACTCCTGCGGCAAGAACGCCTCGAAGCCCGCGACCTCGAAACGATCTTCGGAACGGACAAATACACGAAGGCACGCCGTGCGCTCCTCGTCGCGAAGGATTGGGACGCGGACATCAAGAAGCGCATCAAGGGCGACCTCAAAACGCTTGCCGACTATCGCTTTTCTCTCGAGAAGAAAGAGCAATGGGCGGGCGGCCGCATCCTCTTCGACCCGAAAACCGAGGGCGACCACTACGGGCTGGGCATGATCAGCGTGAAGACGGGGCACGCGCGTTCGGGATTCTTCGGACTCGGCAAGGGGCGGGACATGTACAGCGGCATAACGCAGCTCGCCGAATACAAAGACCTCGTCAAAGCCAACGGCCACCTCAATCTCGAACTCGCCAAGAGCATTGCTTCGACCCGAGAGTTCGAAGGCGACGGCAAAAAGGCGTTCGAATCGCTGATCAAGGCGGAGGAGAACTACGAAGCCGCGCTCAAACAACTGGACGACTATCTCGGCGGAATCTTCGGCAACTACGCCACGGACATTATGGACGTCATCGCCGACGCGTTCGAAAGGGGCACAGACGCTGCGGAAGCCTTCGGAGACGTGACAAGAAAGGTGATGCGCAACGTTGCAAAGGATATGGTGCAAGCGGCCATTCTCCAACCCGTGATTGAACAACAATCCGAGTTGGTGAAAAAAGCCTACGCAACGGGAAACGAAGACGAAATCACCAATGCATTGGGGACGGCAGCCCACGCATTTGCGGACGTTGAAAAGGTGGCGCAAGAGGAATACAAGAAAGCGGCCGAGATGTTCAAGCGCCAAGGAATCGACCTTTCGGGAGGCAGTGCCGCAACTCGCGAAGCCTCGCAGAAGGGCATCGCCACCGCATCGCAAGACTCCGTCGACGAACTCAACGGACGAATGACAGCCGTGCAAGGGCACACCTACAACATCGCCGAGAACACCCGAATGCTCCTCGCCACGACAAACGAAATCTTGAAGGGCGTGGTCGGCATCGAACGCAATACGGGCAACGTCCACGCGCGTCTTACGGTCGTCGAGCAACACTTGAAGTCCGTCAAAGACACCGTCGGCGACATCGCACTCAAAGGAATTAAGATCAAGCAATGAACGCATTAGACTATTCAGGACGGCTTTTCTTCGGCGACACGGACGTTCGGGACTACTCCTACGTCTGCACGGCTTTCGGGGGCTTCAATGAGCTGATTGCCTTTCCGCCGTTGAAGACCCCTCCTGCGAACGATTGGCACGAAGAGCGCGGTTTCGACCCCGATCTTTCCGCCCCCGTGCTCGACACACGCGAGGTGACGCTGAGACTCTCCGCCACCGATCAAGAGGACTACGAGGGTATCGTCAGAATGCTCGGAGTGTCTCCCGTTATTGACGTGCATGCCACGAGCATCGGTCGTTCCTGGTCGCTGCGTTTCATTGCACCCACCGGCGGCGCGCACTCGTCGACCTTCGGACTCAAATTTGCCGAAGACACCCCGATGAAAGACTACACCTATCAACCGCCCGCGGCCGAAAAGGAGTGCGAGCGGATCCTCAGCACCTCGCGTCGTGACAAATTCGTGATCACCGAAAGCCCGAAACGCTCCTTTGCCGACTACGGCGCCCGCGTTCTCGGGGACGTAGTCGACGAGATGGAGCAGCGCAACGAGGTGAAGACGGGATTACTCCGCAAGTTTTCGACAAAACCGGGGGCATTTTACGACAAAGGCGCCTTGTTTAACGAGAAAGGCGGCGACCGCTCCGTTCAGCTCCTGATGCGCGCTGACACCCTCGCCGAACTCTGGCGAAACTACGACGCGCTGCTCGCCGATCTCATCCGCCCCGGTGCGCGACGATACGCGGACGCCCCGTTCTACTACAACTCGTGCCGTGTAGACGAGTTCATTCCCGACGAACCGCGCCCGTGGCTGCGATTCACCCTCACCCTTACTTTCTTCGAAGGCAGTACCGAATCTTCATACGACGAATTATGATCATCTATTCCCCCAAGGGCGAAACGCTTCTCGACGTGATGCCCGACGACAACTCCTATCGACACCGCGCGATGATGGGTGACAACTCGCTCACCCTCTATTTCTCCCTCCCCGAGCACGTCGAAATCCCCGTCGGCGCCTATTGTGAGCACGACGGCGAGCGCTACACGCTGATGCACCCCGAGTCGCTCAAAATGCACCACACGCGGCATTTCGAATACACCGTCGAACTCGTGGCCGAGCAGGGGAAAATGTCGATCTGGAAGTTTCGCAACACCGTCGACGGGCGTTTGCGCTTCTCGCTCACGGCCAAGCCCCACGAACACCTGCAAATGCTCGTCGACAACCTCAATCGCCGCGATTCGGGCTGGACACTCGGCACGTGTATCGACAGCCCCGAGCGCGTGGTCAACTACGATCACGCCTTTTGCCGCGATGCCCTCGCGATGATCGCCAAGGAGTTCGGCACGGAATATGAGATCGTGGGAAAACGCATCTCGCTCGGTGCCGTGGAACACGACCGCGCAAACGCCCTGCCGCTCTCTTATGGTAAGGGCAACGGCTTTGTATCCGGGGTGGCGCGAACGAACAGCGAAGACAGCGTGCCGACCGAGATTCTCTACGTGCAAGGGGGCGAACGCAACATCGACCGCTCGAAGTACGGCGCGAGTACACTGCATTTGCCCGTTAATGCCGCCATAGCCTACGACGGCGCACACTTCGAAGGCGAAGCGGGCTACGATGCCCGAAAGGCACGCCGCTATCGCACGGACGAAAAGGGCTTCTCCGTGCAGCGCGCAGACCGTCCCCTTTCGTCGATGGCCGAAGACAGCGTCGATTTGACGGACATCTATCCGAGCCGCGTCGGCACCGTGGGCGAGGTGATCACGGCGAACGAGAAAAACCACTTCTACGACTTCACCGACCCGACGATCCCCGCGACGCTCGACTTCGAGCAGTGTCTGATCGCGGGCGAAAAGATGACCGTGATCTTTCAAAGTGGCATGCTTTCGGGGCGCGAGTTTGAAGTTAAATACGCCCACGCGGCATCGGGAAAGAAGGCGCGGCGCTTTGAAATCGTGCCGCAGGAGATCGACGGCATGACAATGCCCGGGGGCGTATTCGTTCCCCGCGTGGGCGACAAATACGCCGTCTTTCATTGCATGCTTCCCCAGGCCTACATCAACGACACCGCCACGCGTTCGGGGGCGGAATGGGACTTGCTGCGCAAAGCGGTGAAACATCTGTACAGCCACGAAGACCCGAAGTTTTCATTCACCGGCACACTCGACGGCATTTGGGCGAAGCGCAACTGGGAGAACGTGGGCGGACGCTTGAAGATCGGAGCGTTCATTCTCTTCTCCGACAAGCAGTTTCAGCCCGAGGGCGTGGCCGTGCGCATTGTCGGCATCAAGGACTACATCAACACGCCGCATTCGCCCGAAATCGAACTCTCGAACGCGCCCGTGTCGTCTTCGTTCGGCACGACGTTGAAGGCGCTGGAGAGTGCGGCCGTGGCCGTCGAGGAGAAACACCGCGAAGCGTTGCAATACAGCAAGCGCCGATTCCGCGACGCGCAGGAGACGGCCGAAATGATCGGGGCGGCGCTCTCCGATAGGTTCACTAATGCCGTGAGCCCCGCGGCCGTGCAAACCATGTCGCTCCTCGTCGGCGACGAAAGTCTGCAATTCCGATTTGTGGGCAGCCGTACGAACCCGACGGCCGTTCCTCACGTCGTGACCTACAACGCGAAGACAAAGACGGTGAACGCGGCGAGCGGCATCTTGCAGCACCTCACTCTCGGCATTCGCACCGTGAGCGCCAAGCACAGCCCCTCGGAGTATCGCTTTTGGGACGTGGCGGCATTCACGAGCGGACGACTTGACGACGCGGCGAAGAAGTATTATCTCTATGTTCGCGCCCCCCGAAACGGCAACCGCGCGGAGTTTGTGCTGAAGGAATCGCCCGTCGGTTTTGAGAGCGACGCGGCGAACTATCATCTTTTGGTCGGGGTACTCAACAGCGAGTACGACGGCGACCGAAGTTTTGCGCCTTTGTACGGATTTTCCGAGGTGCTCCCCGGGCGTATCACCACGGATCGTGTGGCTACTTCCGACGGCCGTTCGTTCTTTGACCTCGCCGCGGGTGAAATGCGGCTCGGCGATTCGTTGGTTTATCAGAACGGCCGCTTATCACTTCGCGGTACGTTGGTGCAGAACGAGGGCGGCGTTACTTCGCCGTTGGCTTGTTATCGCGGTGAGTGGAACGCAACGACGACGTACTACAACGGCGACGAGGTGCGCCACACGGACGCGGAGGGCGTGGTTTCGACCTATCGCTACATCGGCGAACGCCCCTCCTCGGGTGCGCCGCTGACGGACAAAACCAAGTGGACGATTTCGGCATCGGGCGTGAAGGGTCGAGACGGCGACGCGGGTAAGAGCGCACCGCCGACGGGGGCAAACCTCATCGACGGCACGAGCTTTCGGAATATGGAGGAGGTGCGCCGCTGGGAAAATTTCGACCGCTTTACTTTTGATCCGTCGCAAACCGACCGAGTGCACCCTTTGGCACAAGCCGTGTGCGCGCTTAAAGATTTGAACTGGATCAAAGGTTCTTTGAAGATTGCTGGTCTCTTGCGCCCGAACACGACCTACACAATCTCAATTTATTCGAAGGGGGCGGGAGGCATTCTGGCGGTGCAAGCGATCTCGAAAGAGGTCAACCGCTACATTTCTTGTCCTAACGTTGACAGACAGAAGTGGACACGCTACGCTTATACGTTCACTACGCCCGAGACCATACCCGACAACGCGCACATTTTTTTAGGGTGTTGGGATATGCTGGCGAAAACTTACTTTTCGGCGTTGAAGTTGGAAGAAGGAGAGGAGGCGACCGCGTGGTGCTTGTCTGAAAATGACAAAACGGGAACACCGGCGGCAAATCCGAACCTTTGGCACTGCACGGATTACGTAACACGCCCCCACTTTACCGTGGGGTATTTGAACAAGAAACCCTACGCGAGTATTTTACCCGGTGGCGTGGACGGCGATAACTATTTCCATATAGAAGGAAATAACGAGGAACGTGACGCTCACGTGTTGGACCAACCTTTCGGGAATCGATATCCGCGGGGCACGTGGTACACTATTTCTTTTAAGTGCCGAGGGAGCGGTACTGCTCGGTTTCATTGCTACCCGATGGAATGGAAGAAGCACAGATTTTATTTCCCACGTGTCAAGAGGGAGGGGATTGACGGGATAGGACGGGGTTATCTTATCTTGTATTTCAGGCTTACGAAAGAGTGGGTAACGCATTCGTTGAGCTTTTTCTACGACGAAGAAGAGGACGATTTACCTAAAGTTTTGAGAACGCAATTCTCTTTGCCGAAAAGCGAGGGGAACTATCTGGACATCTGCCACCCGAAGATGGAGACGGGCGAGTTCGCCACGCCGTGGTGCTTGTCGGAGATGGACAAGAAGGGCGCCCCGGGCAAAGACGGCAAGAGCAGCTACACGCACGTGGCGTATTCCAACAGTCAAGACGGCAATCCGTGTACACTCGTCCCAAAAGGCGAAAAGTTCGCCTATCTCGGAACCTATACGGACGAGAACAAGGCTGCATCAACAGACCCCGCGCGTTACGTTTGGGCAAAGGTACAGGGAGACAAAGGCGACAACGGCCGCGGTGTGAGCCGCATGCGCGCTTTCTATATGCTGACCACCGAGAGGGACGCGCCGCTGCCCGACACGTCCGGATGGACGGAAGCCGCCCCGCAGCCCACGAAGGAGCGCCCGTGGCTTTGGAGCTACGAACGCTCGGAGTACAGCGATGGCACTGCTGACCAAACCGTGGTGCGACTGATTGGACATTACGGAAAGGACGGCACGAACGGCACGAGCATTCGGGCGCAATACAGCGCCGACGCGCAAACGTGGCACGACGATTTCGCCGCGGGCGATGTGTGGATGCGTACGGGCAACGGCACAACGTGGGGCGGTGCGCTGCGCGTGGTGGGCGAATCGGGAGCAGACGGCAAAAGCCCCGTTTATGATTTCGCCGCATCCTCACAACTTGCCACCGCATCGAGTACGACCGCCCCGACTATTCGCGGAACGTGGCAAGACGCGCCACCCGCGCTCCGCGAGGGCGAGGTGCTTTGGTATCGGCTTACCGCGGCGAACGGCAAAATCACCTACGGCCGTTTGAGCGGAGAGAAGGGAAAGCCGGGCGACGATGGGAGCACGAGCTACATACACATGGCTTATGCCAACAGCGCAGACGGCGAGAAAGACTTCACCTTGGAAGAAGATCTCGGGCGAAATTCAGTAGAGGATTTCCGCTACTTCGGTATCTACTCCGATTTCGACGAGAACGCAAGTCATAGATACCGTGATTATACGTGGACGCAGCTACGAGGAGGGGATGGACTTGCACCGAACCCGAATCTTCTCGACGGCACAAGCTTTGAAAGCCGCGTGCCGTGGGCGACGTGCAATGTGTCAGAAAGTGCTTACTCGTTCAACGGAAAGTCTACACAACACGGATTTAGCATACTTGCAGAAGGTCAATTCAAAGACCTGCTCGTACAAGAGATTACCTCCGTCTTGAAAGTGGGGGAAACCTACACCTTCTCTGCGTGGATGAAAGTCCAAGGAACATTGACGTGGATATTCTCGGGTATAGAGTTCGCCGAAGCCCCCAAAGTGAACGGCGTGCAGACGGGCGACACGAGCGGGGCGGGACGTATCCCCAACAATCAGAGGTCGGAAGCGTTCGAGAAAGTGACAGTTTCGTTCAAAGTAAATAGGATTGCAGACGCTCGACAGTACTTTTATATCCGCGCTTGGGACAGATCTTCGGCAAACATTGTAGATCCGAAACTGGAGGTAGGCAAAATTGCCACCCCGTGGTGTCCCTCCGAGCGTGACCTTCGTGCCGATTACCGCGAACTTCGCTTTGCCGTGAACGGATCGCCCACGCAGCCGCCTGCAATCTCTTCCGATAGACGAACGCCCGACGGATGGAACATCGCGCAGCCCGTTGTCGGAGTTGGGCAATACCTGTGGATGACCTCGGCCATGGTAAGCCGCTACGAAACGGCGTTACTCGACCGATGGAGCACGCCGACGCGCATAACGCCCGAAGACGGCAAGAACGGCCGCGACGGCGAAGCCCCGGCCATGGTATATCGTGGCGTATGGGACGCGTCAAAAGAGTATTACGGCACGAAGCACCGCCGCGATGCCGTGTTCTACGAAGGGGCGTACTACATTGCGAGAACCGATGCCGGTACGTTCCGCGGTGTCGCTCCCACGGACAAATCGAAGTCGAAGTGGAACGACTTCGGCGCAAGTTTCGAGAGCGTGGCCACACAGTTGTTGCTCGCCGAGCACGCGAATGTGGGGCGCTGGATCTTGAGCAACGGCAATCTGGTTTCGGATTTAGACGACACGCGGACGCACATCAGATTGGATGCGCGGGATAATGAACTGTGGTTGCATTCGGCTTATATTGAAGATAAGCCGAAAGGGGCTGAAAGTTCGTCGTCGGACATCGTTCTCAAAGCATCGTCGGGCGGTTTAGGAACTCATGCTGTTTTTCAAAAGGACAGAACGTCTTACCATTCACAATGCGGTGTTGCCTGGGACGGGATTTCGTCAGATATCGAATACGTTCCCGACCCACGCGCCCCTCGTGATGAAAGGCGCGAAGCTATTTCGGGACGAATGACACGCGCAGACAACGGAATTGCGGTCGGAGTCGCAGGGTATGCAATAAATCAAGGGGACGGCGAAGCGTACGGCGGATATTTCGTCAATCTTAAAGCCCTCGGTTTTGTTGTAGGTTTGAAGCGTGTAGGCGAACAAAACAACAACACCGTATCTCTCAACTTGTCGGACACTCGCGTCGTCGGTTTGCACGACAACTTCGGGAACGTCGACGTGCGGTTGCCTGCGAAGGCTTCCGAAGGCCAAACAATCGTCTTCACACAAGTAGGGCGCGGCACGATGACGATTCTCCCTCCCGCTGGAGAGTCGAACCACCGATTCGGCAACTACTCCGAGCACATTCTTTCAGAGTGTAGCGTCAATCGAAGTAAAACTGTTCGTCTCACCCTTCTCCGAAACGTCAACATCGGGAACGAGCGCGGCATCAATCTTTGGATCGTAGAAGAATAACCCTCACAGAACACAAAAATAACAACAAGACAATGCAAGAGACACTCATTCATTTCGCCGAACAGCATTTGTATCTTCACATCGTGCTCATCATTTTCTGCACCGCAGCGATACTGATCGCCATGGCGCTCGACCTCTTCTTCGGCATTCGCAAAGCCCACGAACGCGGGCAACCCACGACGTCGCGGGGGCTGAAGATGACAAGCCGAAAGGCGGTGAAATACCTTGTCCCGTTTCTCGTGCTTTCGCTTATCGACATCATCGGCTCCCCGCTCTGCGCCGCGCCTTACTTCTCGATGGGCTGGGCGGCCTGGTGCGTGCTGTGCGAGTTTTGGAGCATTCGGGAGAAGGCCTGGGAGAAAGCCGAAATCGAAAAGCTCCACGACATCGTGCAAGCCACCATTTCGGAGCACGACCTTTCGAAGATGGCGCAGAAGTTTGCCACCGCCGTCTTCGATGAGGCCAAGAACCGCGACATCGTACCCGCGGAGAAAACACCGGCGGACGAGAATCAAGAACCCGAAAACGCGAAACAATGATCATAACCCGAAAACGCGAAACAATGATCATAACCCGAAAACGCAAAACAATGACCATGAGCGACGTATCACACACCCAAAATCCCGAAAACGTGGACACGAGAGAACAAAAAACAACAGATCGGGAGCCGTCGGTTGCCAAATCCGCAAGCACGGCAGTCGACCACCCCGCACACTACAACCACGGCGGCGCGGAATGTATCGACGTGGCGCGCCGAATGCCCTTTTGCCTGGGCAACGCGCTGAAATACATTTGGCGCTGCGGACACAAACACGACGGCACGCTCGAAGGAGCGAGGCGCAAAGCCGTAGAAGACGCGCAAAAGGCCGTCTGGTATCTGAATGAGTTTATCAAAGACGCCGAAGCGGGCGCGATGGACTCGTTCCTCGAATTGAAAGCGACGGCACGAGTGGTGCTGGGCTTCCGCGCTCCTTGATTTTCCTTACAAACAAACCCTCTAAATCACACAGAAATGAGAATCCTCCTACAACGCCACGCCCTGAAGGCGGGCTACACCATCGGACGAATGGAAATCAACGGCCGATATTTTTGCGACACGCTCGAAGACACTGACCGCGGTTTGCGCGAAAGCATGACAGAAGACGAAATCGCCGCCCTCAAAGTGAAGGGCGCAACGGCGATTCCCACCGGCACGTATCGCATCGACATGCAAACCCGTTCGCCGCGTTTCGGGCGCGTTCTCCCGCGTCTTGTCAGCGTGAAGGGATACGCGGGCGTACTGATCCACAGCGGCAACACGGCCGCCGACACCGAGGGCTGCATCTTGGTGGGCGAAAACCGCGAACGGGGCAAAGTGCTCAACAGCCGCGCCACGTTGGAACACCTGCTCGTCTTCCTCCGCGCTGCACAAGCCGAGGGCGAAGAAATAGAGCTCACCATCACACGTTCCGCGACCAACTGACGAGCATTCCTCGGTAGTTCGCCCCCGCGCGTCGATTCTTTTCGCTTAGCGGGATAAGCCCGCCGACCTTTCCGAGGAAGTCCTCGAAATGGGAGTCCCGATTCTTTCCAAAAATCGGGAAATTGGAAAGAATCGGACGCCAAAACGGGGAAATTCTCCCCAAATCGCGCCGAAAACGCTCCAAAGCTTTCCAACTATTCCCATTTTGGAAAGAATTGCCCGCGGGGCGTTCAATGTTCACCTCTTCAAATTCCACCTTCTCGATGAAATACAACCACCGAAACCCTCCTCCCGACCCCTGGGCGCTGTACGTCCTGGTGGCCGTCGGCGCGCTGTGCTTTGCGGTCGTGCTGAGTATGCTCACGGGTTGCACGACAACGCGCACCGTCGAACGCGTAACCATTCGCCACGACACCCTCCGCGTTGTTCACCGCGACACCCTCCGCGAACTGCGCACCGTCCGTGATAGCGTCTATCTCCGTGACAGCATCTATCTCGAAGGCTCGACGCTCGTAAAGGAGCGAACCCGCGACCGCTGGCACATTCGCCACGACACGGTCTGGCGTTCGCGCGTGGACACGGTTCGCGCGGCTTCGCACCACGCCGACACACGCAACGAGAAGAAGACGACGCACAGCGGTTTCCTCTGGCAGCCGTTCTCGCTGATCGTCTTTCTTGCCGTGTTCGGCCTGATAGGCTACGCGTTGAAACGCAGAACGTAGACGAAAACGCCCCGCCACTCGTGCATTGAGTAGCGGGGCGTTCCTTTTTCGTGAGCTCGCGAAAATGGTCTCCGAATACGTCCAAAACGCGTCCAAGATGTGCCGAAAAAAGACCCGCTACGAGGGTCTTTTGAGCGTTTTTTTTGAAAGCAACTTATTGAAGATAAGCTCGTTTCGAATCCGTCCAAAATGCGTCCAAAATCACCTCTTGTCGAATAGCGCCATCGCCTCCGCCTTTGCCGAGTTTGCGATGTCGATATACGGCTTCATCGCGCTGTAATCGCTGTGCCCCGTCCATTTCATCACGATGTTAGCGGGAATTCCCATCATAAGGGCGTTGCAAATAAAGGTTCGTCGACCGGTGTGCGTCCCAACAAAGGCGTATTTTGGCCGCGTGTCCTCGATACGCTCTCCTCCTTTGTAGTACGTCTTTGTTATCGGGGTGTTGATTTCGCAAAGCTCACATAAAGCGTGGATCAGTTCGTTACCTTTTGAGTTAGTTATCCTTGGGAAGACGTACTCGTTGTCCATCCCTCGATATCGGTCGATGATTTCGAGAGAGTATTTGTTCAGTTCTATAGTGATCGTCGATGAGGTTTTTATTGTGGTAATTGTAATGGTGTTTTCTGACACGCTCGACCACTTTAGATTTTGCATATCAGAGAAGCGCAAAGATGTAAAGCAGCAGAAGCAAAAGAAATCCCGAACGAACTGCATACGCGTTGACTTCCCGATTTGCTTTTCATACGTTTGGCCGTTGTGGTCTTTCAGCAGAACTCTCGTACCTTTAGGAGGGAACTCGTAGTTGTAAATCTTCATCAGCTCCTCCCATTCGAGGAACACAATCGGATTCTGCGGTGTCTTCGTCTTTAATGAGAACTTTTGATAATCCAAATTTGTGTTGTAGCCTTTCTTCGTAGCCCAACGGAGAACCCAGAAGAGAGTCCCCACGACGAGTTTAACGCTCGAATCTTTCATGTTCTTTTGCTCTCTCAGAAATGCCACGAAGTCGTTTAATCGCTTTTCGGAGAGGCGATGAAATGTCAAATCCTTGTCGAACTCATCTACGAGGTTTACCATATTTCGAAACACACTACATGTATTTACGCTCCATTGATTTTGCTTTGGCACTTCAGAGTAGTAGAGTTCGAAATAATCGAAGATGAGCGCTTGCTTTCCTCCCGTCGTCTTTTTCCTCGCGAAGTGCTCTGCAAGCTCTTTCTTTATTTCGGCGCTTGTGGGCTTTATCTTGTCCAGCATACATTGATGCTCGTATGCGCTGAAGTGCTCCGATAGTTTAGCCAGCGCAGCATTGATCGTTGAGTACGTGACCCCCGCTCCGGCCGTCGATCCCTTTTTAACCTGCTGTTTGCTTTGATCCCATTTCGCAGGTGCTACCTTATAGCCGGTTGAAGAGATAAACCGTGCCCCAAAAATAGAGATGCTCACTCGTATGGGGCAATCTCCATGTTTGTCTGCTCGCTTGTCAAGATAAAAGTTTACTGCCATATTGTCTTTCAAGTGTGTGCGCAAAGTTACGCACGGTTTTTGATTGAATGCATTTGTGCATAGTCAAACCTAATTAAACACTATCCAAAGAGAAAGGGCAGAATCAGTGGATTTCTCAAACGCATTGTTGCTTATTTCAATGCTCGGTGACTTTCGGGAGAAATGAGCCGGAAGTCGCCATTATTCTTGAGCTCTTCCATGCGGTGATAGAGTTTCAAGCAGGCATCAGCGTCGGTAGCTGCGTACACCCGCTGCTTTTCATCGAGCGCATCGGCCTCCCAATTGGAAAGTTGCGCATTTTTCGAGATGCGTTGGCGGAAGAAATTGGCGAAAAGCTTCGCCAAACTCATATCTTTGATGCCCATCTGTGCCGCTATTTGTTGCAGATCCACGAAATTGCGCGGTTTGAGCGACGGTCTTCTTTTGTGCAATTGCTGCACATCGTCTTTGAGCGAGAGGCCAATTTTTTTTATCTCCCCATTCTCGAGCAGATGTGCCAAGGCGTTGGGCAGTCCCATGTAGTTGAGCCGGAAAAGGAAGCAAAGATCGGCAGTGGCCACCTGCAAAAGCGCCACTTTGTGCTGCTGGCCCTTGCGAAAAGAGGGGCGGGTCTCCGTGTCAATGCCCAATTCTGTATTCCGGCTGAGGTATTGCACAGCTCGCTCCGCTTCACTCTCGCTCTGGACGACAACAATTCGCCCATCGAAGGTGTAGCGGGGGAGTGTAGCTATGATTTTCTTGTCCGTTTGGACGAAAAGTTCTTGCATAAACGTGAGGTAAAAATGGAGCTTCGGGCGATAACTGAGTGAGATCTGCAATTTGACTTAGATCTCGTCCACTTGTCCCGAAGCAACAAGCTCGTGCATCGCTCTCAAAGCCCCGAGCAACTGCTGCCCCCAGTGCATTCTGAATTCTTCCATGCACTCAAACAGCGCCACTTCCATCGCTTCGTCTATCTCGTTGCGGAAGGCTTCGACCATGTTGCGCAGGGCTTGATAGACGTCGGCCAACGATTCGCTCACCGTGCAGACAACCGGCGCATCGGAGTAGCGAAACTGCTCGACAAATACGTCGAGATAGTCGTCGGCATCGCGCATTATGGCCGCTATTTGGGTGCGCACGTATTCATAGTCGCTTTCTGTCACCACGGCGTCCACATAACCGACACCTTCTTCGATCTCGTCGATGAAAGCCGCCTTAAGATAGACCATGGGCAGCAAGCGCTGCATGACGGTGGTGAATTCTCCGCGTTCGCTTCCCGAACATTGCTCCACCTGCTTACAGAATTCGGTGGCAACGGTGACAAAATCCAAGATGTCGCGGCGATAAATTCGTTCCATGTCCAATATATTTTGAGTAGAAGGGGTACAAAGTTAGGGATTCCCTCGCGATTCGTCTCTTAAACTCGGGAGATTTTCGCGAAAAGTCGGGAAGTTTGCGCCAAAAATAGGGGCGTTTCTACGAATCGCCCCCGTGTGCTGTTGTAAATTTGGGGATTCTCCTACAATCCGAACTTACGATCGGGGCATTCGTAGAAGTAATAAAACCAATAAGTGCCGTAGAAATCGTCGGCCATGAGGTTGCGCTCTGCGCGCTCCGCATCTTTCACATCGCGGGGAAACTGTTTGCGGATGCTATCTCGGCGACTGATGAAATCTCGATAGTTGGCTTCTGTCGCTTCGTCCTGATAAGAAAGGATGGGGTGGGTGGTGAGGCGAACATAAAGCACGAGAGCTTGGCGAAACGCTACGGGAATCGTTTCAGGGTGGCGGTCAATGAGATATTTTCGGGGTACCGTTCCGGCAAAGCGGTCTAAATTGCCATCGAGCAAGGCGGCCATGGCCGGCGGAACGGAAAAGGTGGAATCGCCTTCGCGCAGATAGGCATAACCTCCGCGGCCAATCGGTTCGTTGACCAGGCGTTCGGCTTGAATGCGGTCGCTGAAGGGATGGTAGCTGCCGGGCATTTCGAAGAAAGACGCCCCCATGCGGTCGATAGTTCCGAGAGCGCGCAAACGCAGCATCTGCAAACGCGGCGAATCGGACGCGTAGCGGCGACCGACCTCCAGCGCTTCATCGTTTTTGTGGAGCGCAATGAGACGGGCCGTGCGCAATTCCAATATGGTCAGCTCGTCGGCAACGGGAATGAGCCCGACGATGAAAAAAAGGAGGGTGAGGTAGAGCACTTGCCGGGTGAGCGATCCGCACCGCTTGAAGAGCGACCAGCGTTTGTTGCAATAAATGAGCAACGGCAGGAAGATGCAAAGTGCCAAGCACCCGAAGAAGTGCGGAAAGCCCAACAAAAAACGCACCGTGAAGGTGGGGAAAAGGCTATAGGTGCAGGCCATGAGACGTTCGGAGACGAGAACGCCGAAATAACAGTAGACAAATGCACCGAAGAGTGCGGGTTGGAGAAAACGCACACTTCCAACCGGGTTGTGGTCTCGTGGCTTTTTTTTT